CCCGAGCCTGACCACAGGTCGTGGTTGCCGCCGAGTATCCAGAGCCAGTTGCATCGGCCAACGAACCACTCAGCAAGGCGCCAGGCCTGCGCCGCTGACGTACTCTGCTCGCCGTAGAGCTTGGCCAGACGGCCTACCCAGTTGTTCGTGGTGTCGCCAACGTTGACGGCGAACAACCCTTCGGTGTCTTGGACGAGCTTCGTGTGGCGCTCCAGCGCCTCGATGTCGGTGCCGTCGTCATCGACATGCGGATCGCCAAAGAACAAGATGCCTATGGCGCCGGGTATTTTGATCCGAATTGGAATTAGTTTTGAGGCTTCTTCGTGGTCGCGCTTATGCGCAAACTGCCGTTTGCGGTGCTCGATAAGCTGCTCAATGGGTACGTCGTCATCGGGCAGCGGCGTAAATGAGTACCCCGGCTTTTCAACGGGCTGTTTTACAGAGTTAGAACGATACGTTGACTTCGGAATTGTGTACCCTTTGGCCGTCATCTTTTTTAGCCGCATCAACAGGCTTCGTTCGTTTAACCCCAGTTTAGCGGCAGCTACTGCTCGGATGCCGTTAGCGTCTTGTACTGCCTTTAGAATTTCATCATCAGTAGCTTTTGAATACATCGTTTACTCCATCGTTGTAAGCATCTGCTGCAACAAGTGCCCAAGCCGATCCACAAGCTGTTCGTCGCGGGACAAATCATCATGCCCTGCCACGTCAAGCATGGCGTGTGTTGCTTCATGCGCCCACACCTGTTGGCGATTCGTGCCTTTACAAGAACTTAGAATATGAATCTCATACTTGTCAGGAAGCCACATTCCAACACAATTTTTGCCGTGCCGCCACTTTGAGGGCGGAATGGCTTTTACTTTGATTGTGTGGCCAGCTAGTTGAAAGTGCTGTGGGATACCGTCGGCGCGTGTTACGGCGTCGTTTGCGCCCACTTTTGCAGCGCTCGCAGTTTTGCGTTTTGCGCGTCGCATTGCGCGGCTAGCTCTCGTAACTCGGGCCCGATGTCTGGCCCTGGTTCAATATTTGTTCCAGCCGATCCTGCACTGCTCCCGGTGGTGGAGGCGGCTCCATCAGCTCCTTGGGCGGCGCTACCGGCTGGCACTGCGGCGGGCTCACGGCACAACCGGACAGGAGTATTGCGAACAGGGCGGCGAGCAAGACTAGCCAATTCGGATGCGTACGCAGACGAAGCCATTTCAGCGCGTATGCGATTAACACGCTCGGTCCGTAGTTCAGCTTCCAGACGCTCCACTTGAGGGCGGATTTCTTCACGGCCTTGCTCCCGAAATGTGTGTGCCGCGTAGACTGCCAGCAACCCTAGCCCGGCAGTCAAGATCAAATGCGGCGCGTACTTCAGTAACCAGTAAGGCACTACTTTACACCATTGTGCTCAAAACTGTAGTGGTTGCCGTCGTCAAACCGCCCGCCCCAGCGCGCAAGCGGGTGCTGTTGCTCCCACCATTCGCCAAGCGGTTTGTGGTCTTCGGACTGTTCCAGAAACTCTCCGTTTCGGAACAAGTTGAGATCAATAGCCAAACGCACCTTATGGGCGCTGTTGGGATGGCTATAGGACTTACGTACGCCTAAAGCGCCGTGGACTCTGGGGTCTCTGTAGGCGTCGCCTAGTGAGACCTCATAGCCCAACTCGTAAGCCTTTTCAATAAGTTTGGCCACCAGACGGGCAAACACGCGCTGCTTTTGGCCTAACGTCACGGCTTGTCCGCTTTGTCGTCCAGCTTGTCGTTTATGCGCATCAACATCGTTTTGATTTCGTCGATGTCAGCGCGATAGTCGGCACGGGTCACGTAAGTCAACGGTAATTGCCGAACGTCGCGGTCTAACCGTTCAATGCTGCGGCTAATGTTGTTGAGAATCCACCCGCCAAACAAGCCAGCGATTCCTATGATGATGTTAAAAAGAATCTGCCCGTCATCCATCACACGCTCCGTAGCACTAGGGTGACAAGCCAGCTAATCAGCGCTCCCGCCGACAGCCACAGCAGCTTTTCGACCCAATCAATTCGTTTCTCTAACCTTGCTACCCGGTCGGCAACGGCCTTGATCTTGTGGCCGTAGTCCGTCTTCAGTAGGCGCAAGTCCTTGGTTTCAACCGTCACTTCTTATCGGCAAGTGCCTGCGTCGTAATCGTACGCAGCACCAGGTTCGTGACCGCACCGACCAGCAAGATCGACGCCGCAACGTCTTGACCGAACAGCGTCGTCAGGTGCCCAGCGAACATTTCGATGCTAGCGAGCAGCGCCAGCATGACGTTCCACCACACCGTTTTGGATTTAAGCGCACCTTTGATTGACGGGGGCATAGTCGTCTCCTAAAAACCTAACGCATTGATACGTTCTTGTTCACGCATAAAATCAACTTGTTCTGGCGCAAGCGCATTGCCTACAACAGCCGGCGCGAATTGCGGAAACATTCCTGGTGCAAAACGCTGAGCTGCGGCGCCGCCCGTTGCTGCGGCTGCACGTAACTGATCGGCTCTCATCATCGCTAGCCGATTGGCCAGCGCGCGCGAGGCTAATCCGGTTGTGGCCCCGGCAGCAGCAGCACCCGCGCCTACAGCCGGTCCAAACTGCGAGGCCAGAAGACCGTAGCCCGGCAGACTTAGCATTAAGTTACGGTTAAGCGTTGTCGGCGCAAGCAAGTTAGCCGTGCCACGTAACGCGTTAATGTCTAAACGCCCATCGGCAATATCTGCGATAAGCGCCTGTTCAGCGTCAGTAAACTGACGTTTTTTAGCTGCGTACGTCCGCGACGTGCCTTCGTTAATTTTACGAAATTCGTCTTGGATGACTGAGGCTTTATCGCCTGACTTAGCGCGGTCAGCTTTATTCATGATGTCGTCAATTACTTTTGACCGACTCATGTATGTAAACAGCTCTCGGGCTTTTTCAATTTTATCCGCTGCGGCTGTAGATGTGTTCGCGCGGATAAAATCGTCAATTTTGCCGATCATGGCGGTTGCCATGTTGCGTTCGTCAAACGATGCGCTGCCCGCAGCTTTAGAAAATTCGCGTCGCAACTTGTCAAGTCGTTCTAACGATACCGGCTGCCCCAACGCCGCCTGTTCCTGCATAACTGTCAAGGCTTGATTAATTTTTTTGTGTTGCGTCGGCAAAAATTGACCGCTAGCGGCTACCGAGTCAATTTCAGATTTTAAAGCGTTAAACGCTGGCATATCTATTGACGCGTTCAACACTTCCGGCGATTGATACTTGGCTTGGGATTGTGCACGCAACTCTGCGGTTGTCGGGGCTTTACCCGCCGTAAGCGCGCGCGCCACTTTGGCGGCGCCCGGCGTTGCTGCACCTATTACCGCGCCTGTTGTAGCGTCTTCTGGGCTGATTACTGCCGTGCTGGCAGCGCCAGCGGTGCCGCCACCCAATATCCGTTGTGGTATGGACAATCCGGGCGCAAGGCCACCAGACTGCACTGATCTGCCAAACTCGCGGACAAAGGGAATACCCCCTCGCAAGCCCGCCGCAGACGCAGCAAGCGCGTCAATTCCACGGATAGCCCCGCCAAGCACAGGGCCAGCAGCCAAACTAGCTGCAACGGGGATCGCTGCCGCGACCGCCGCTTGGCGTTCTTCCGGTGTCATGCCGGTCGCTTCAACCTGCGGGCGAAACCCCGTAGCGCGATCGCCTATGTCCGCAAGCGACGGCGCGCGTCGCTGCGGAATTTCTGATGGCGTATCAGGCCGGAATCTGGGTGTTTCCGCAGTATCGGGCTTGAATGGCATTTTTTACTCCCATACTCCCGAAACGCCGTTAATCGTTATGCGGTCGCCGCGTTTAATTTTACCGGCCTTAAATGCTGCTTCCGCAGCGGCTTCGTCAGCAAACTGATTGCCCGCTGGCTTCTCGCGTTCAAGCGCCGGAGGCAAGTCCACTTTTAGGCTGTACGGCATCTTAATGCCGGACGCAATCGACTCATCAACCGTGCGGTTATGCAGTTCAACGCGCCCGCGAATAACATCTTCGTACACTCTAACCACGCTTGGCAGTGCATCGGGATCGGTGTCCAAGTTACCCAAGGCTTCCTGCATGATGCGCTGCTGCTCTTGCGACGGTTGCGCGTCCAATTTACGCAGGTTGTTAAGCACGTTTTGGAACAGCGCAGTGCGCGCCGTTTCAGCATTAACAATAGCGCTAGTATCGACATCAACGCCAAGACGATTTTTAAGGAACTTGGCGCCTTCCAAAAACGCCTTGCCCCCCGTACCCATGTACTTACGGGCAGACGTGCTAGCCAATCGTCCGGCTTCACGCAAGTTAGCAATGTCCACAGGCGCCGTCTTGAGTTGCTTGTACGTGTCGCGCAACTCTTTCATCGTTTCGGCTTGAATAGTCTCGCCAGCCGGCGTAAACGCCATAACCGACGTGCGCGATGCACCCGCTGCGCGCTCGGCCAAGTCTTGTGCAAACACTTCTTCCGAACGGGGGACAAACAACTTGGCGCGCTCAGCCGGCGGAATCTGCGACAAAAACTGACCGCGCAGCGCAGCCTGAAGCTGCACGGGATCGTCGGGCAGCGTATTGATTGCGTAATCGCGGAATTGCGGCACAATACCGCCTTGCGCGATCATAAAGTCTAGGCTATCAAGTACTTGCTCTTTGGTTGGCGGGGCTTCGCTGTACGCAAAGTCACCGAGCATTTTTTGAAAGCGGCCGTAATTTGCGTCGGCCATTTCAGTTTCTAGCTTTTTAGTTTCAAGCCCCGTCTTTGCTGCCGTAGCGCGCTTGCCCGCAATGTCAGCAAACGAAGCGGCCATTTCAGCGCCAGGCTTACCAAATCGCATCAGCCTATTTTGCGCGTCAGGCGTTGTTAGATCAGGCGTACTGGCAAGATAGTTACGCAGCTCTGCGGCGCGTGCCGCTTCTGCAAGCGCAGCTTCATCGGCAGTACGCTGCTTACGTGCCGCGCGCCCCGCCTCTAGTCCTTGTACGTACGAGCCAAGGACATTGACGGGCTCCAACTGGGTTGCACCGATAACTGCCATGACTTAACCCCCCGTGCCGTATTGGCCGGTGTACGGTATGGCAGAGCCGCCATACGGTCCTGCGGCACCCGCAGGCGCGCCGCCAGTCGGGCCAAAATATCCGCCCCGATAGAGGCCGTAGCCCGTAGCCGCCTGCCCAAGCGCCTGCGCCAGTGCGTTTGACTGTCCAAGGTAGCCCGACGCGCGAGCCTGCCCGGCGCCCATCATTAGGTTGCCGACGTTGGTGCCCATCTGGCCAGCCTGCCCTGCAACCTGTTGTGCCGTTGCCAAGCCGCCGCCGTACAAGCTGCCGAGCGCGCCGAGACGCGTGCCCATTAGCGCCTGCGCGCGGTTAAAGGCGTTCATGTACTCTTGCGAGCCCATCTCCTGCCCGTACCGCACGCCAGCGCGGATCGCTCCGCCACTTAACAAGCCCGCACGAGCGGATTGCATACGGTCCAAAACCTTTTCGCCTTCGGCAAGCCGGAAGGCATAACCGGGATCGGCTTCCATTTGCGCTGCCGTAAACGGCGCGCCGATTGATCCGTAGCCGGGGGTGCCGGGCTCGCCGCTAAGCCCCAGCATACGCATCAGCTCGTTCTGCGATGTAATGCCTGCTTGGCGGAACGGCTCCTGAAGCTCTACCTGCCGTTCGAACGTCTCGCGCTGAAGTTGCGCCGCTTGATCGGCGGCTTGAGTCTGCGCTTTGGCGGCCTTGCTGGCCCCCCGCGATGCGGCAGCACCGCCAATAACAGCGCTGCCAAGGATTGCTGCTGCGGTTCCAATGCCCATTACGCCACCTCTCTAATATACGTGCGTTCCATAGGACGAAAGCCTTTTTGCGCATAAAGATTAGCCATCTTATCCGCGCGTTCATCTTCAAGGGCAATCATAAAAAGCGCGACGGCGCCTTTTGCGGCTGCCCACGACTCAATCGTTTTGTACATGGCTTGACCAGCTCCTTTGCCCCGCGATTCGGGGGTCAGCCACCACCACAACTCCTGCACTACCATACTGGTCGGGCTGAAGTACATAGGGTAGAACAATGCACCGGCAATGCCAATAATCTTGCCATCGTCTTCGGCCAACCAGACGCCAATCGACGGATCGTGGATGGCGCGTAAGTAAAAGTCTGAATACCCATCCGCGTCAAACGGGATGACGCCGTGCATCGGGGACGCCGCGTGAAACGCCTGCCCCAACGGCAGGTAGCGCGGCAAGTCCTCAGCGATGGCGTTACGGACGATCACGAAATCTCTCGGCCCGAAGCGCGGATGTTGATGGCGGATGCTGCTGAAGCGATCGTTGAGATCGATCCGCCGGGGGCAAGCACATGGCCCACAATCTCAGGGAACGTGTACGTCTCCGAGGGCAGCAGGGTCTTGCTTTTAATGATTAGGTTCTGGTTGCCGGCGTTATCAAACTGCGTCACAAGGTTGACCGAAATGGTCCGAGCCGACGTGTCGTAGTTGGTCGCCGTAAATTTGTCGATGATGGCCGACACGCCCGAGGCGCTGTACTGCGTCGTCTGGCTAGACTCGGCAATCTTGGCCGGAATCAAAACTCGTACGTTAACTGCCATGTGTCACCTTAGAACGTAAAGACCATGCGGACGCGGCCATTAAGACCCGCATCGCCGTCAAATAAGAACCCGCCGTTACCGCCTGCGCCAGCCGTTAATGAGCCTACGCCAGCAATTCCCGCCGCGCCAGCTTGCGTAAAGAACGCACCGCCATTGCCGGTCGTGTTGGTCGTATTACCACCAGACGCCGTGCCGCCTGCGCCTTGGTTTGCGTAAGCACCGGAGTCGCCGCCATTACCCGCATTTGAGGTCATGGTTGTAATGGTATACGTGCCGCTCGACACGTTAGAGAACGTACCAGGGTTGCCATTTGGCGAAGATGCCGTGCCGCCTGCGCCCCCTGATCCTACAATGTAATTGATGGTTTTAAGGCTATCTGGCCCAGTCAGCACCAAAATGGTCTTGCTGTAGCCACCACCGCCGCCACCACCGCCGGGGAACACTTCGGGTTCGCCTGGCGCAATCTCTCCTAGATAACCGTAGCCACCACCACCGCCAGCGCCCCAGACTTCAATGGTCACGCCTATCGCGCTAGCTGGGATCGTTACCGACCCCGAGCCAGGACTGGTCGCGTCATAGACGCCCGCACCAGCGCCGCCGGTCGTGCCTATGACAAAGCCTGCGAGGGTTGCGCCGCCCATTAGGTCAAGCCCGCTCCGCTAATCAACCAAGAGGTCGCGCCGATTTTAATACAAGTCGCCACGCCGTTCTGGGCTAATGTCCGTGTGCCGGTCGTCGTGCTGTTCACGAGCGTCAGCGTGTCCGACGTAATGGCGATTGAGAGCGGCGAACTGTTCAGGTTAACCACAATAAACACCGTGCCGGTTGCAAACGGAACCGACGCGTTGGCCGGAATAGTCAGCGTCAAGCTGGTGCCGTTCATCGTAATTGATTTGCCCGCATCCGAGGCAATTAGCGTGTAGTTGGTCGTCTTGCTGTTCTGCGGAGCGTCCCGGTAGCCTGCCGTGTAATTGGTGTTGCTCGGGGCGTTATCGGGGATGAGAACCGTGCCCGTAAACGTCGGGTTATTGATCGGGGCAAACTTGGCGTCGGACGCTACTTTGGTGTAAGCGTCCGTGATGCCGTAGCCCGACAACGTAGTCGGCGTGCCAGCGATGTCCGCCCATTCAATTCCTTCAACGCTAAAGTCGTTGACGCCTGCAACGTCGTCATACGTGCCAATGGTCACGTTTGCCGAGGTTTGAAGGACGAACTTGTACGACACGCCTTGTGACAGCCAAATTGGCTGCGCTGTGCGGCCTGCCGCGTTAAGGACAATCGGATTCGTGTTCGGCGTAGCGCCAGACGAACTCGTATACGTCGCTTGCGGCGTAGTCGTACCCGCTGCATACGTGTAGAGCTTGCCGCCCGACAGGATGTTGCCGCTATTGTCGAAGAACTGCGCCCCGACACCGGCAAATGGAGAAAGAAATACGCTCATACGTACACCTGCATAACGGTCAATATGATGGATGGAATTGCCGGCACGGGGGCAGCCGCCGCAAACGTCTGAAGCTGCACGTCAAGGCTGTCCACCGAAAAATATAACTGAAAATAGTCGCCGTTGGATAGCGGCAAGAAAAAGTTTGCAGCCGAGAAGATTTCGGCGTTGTTGCCCTGAATCTGAATCAACGACCCAGAATTGGCGACCGCCGTGCCGTTGATGGCGGGCCAAATGTAAAACTTACCGCTACCGCCTGAAGTCTTGTCCACCTGAATAGAGAACTGCACGTTGTAGATGGCAGGCCGCGCAACTTTGATTTTGCTGCTATCCGCCGGATCACGGTAGACGCCATACGCCGTGTCGGCGTTGTTGTAAGTAATGGCATAACCCGTATTGATAACGGTCGCCGCTTGAGTCTGGGTTGAAAAAAACGACCCAAAATTTACCACATTCGGTTCGGGATACCGGGGCATCAGTTTAAGCGCCTGTATCTCCGACTCCAGCACCGGCACGGCATCTTCTACCGTAGCCGCCAACGCCGGGGTCAACTCAAGGTCAGCCGTCGTAATCTGCGTCGTGCCACCGCCCGTTAGGGTGAACTGGTTGTTAAGGAACCTAAACCATTCACGCGAAATGAGGCCCGTCCGCTCGTCAATGAACGGTACGCGAGGGGCTGGAATGTTAGTAATGTTAGCCATCAGGCGGTTGTCGAACTAAGTTGTAATTCGGCGCCCATAATGGCTGTAATCATCGGATCGGCAGCCGATACCTCGTACACGCGGTCCCGCAACTTCATTGTCGCGCCAAGTCGTCGCCAAATTACACGGGTCTGAGTTGCGCCAATAGGGCCAAGCGGTCTCCACTGCTCAGAGCTCCAAGTATGCCCGCCGTCGTCTGACCAGCGCAGCATGACTTCAGGATCAACTACGCTGTTGTTTCCAGCAGGGTACTGACCGCCCACGCCAGTCTGGCAATCGAGCTGCAACTGGTGATGGATAGTACGGGTCAGATTGTTTTGGCCAGTCGGTAGCGCACGCCAGGTGCGCAGCCACTTTTGCAACTGCGTGTCGTCGCGAAAATACTGCAAATCAAACTCGTACAAGCGTCCGTTTTCAAAGTCGCCGAGAATGGGCTTGCCCTTAAATCGAGCATGGCAGTTAGACCGATGCCGGCGAAATTCGCCTTGCGCGAATGCAGCGCGTTCGTGCCAAGCGCCGGTTGAGGCGTCATATACCCATGTGGTATTGGCGGTCGGAAAGATCAGTACATAGAAGGCGTGGCCATCTTGCTGATATGTGTACGCAATCGCGTCCGACATATCCGTGTAGTTTTGGATGGCAAACTCAACCGCATGGGTTGATACACGCACGCCTTGATAGCCTTGTGCGCGGTACACCACACCCTGACCACGCGCATCAGCACCAAGCCAAAATACGCTGTTGTCAAGTTTGGCGACTGAGTAGGGTGCGATGCAACCGATTTCGTTGTACGCGCCTTGGATGCGCGTCAGCGGAAAGTCGGGATCGCCTGAGTTGTACCAAACTTCAACCGAGTTGGTGCCAAAGAGCCACGCTTCACGGTGGTCAACAATAATTGATACCAAACCATCCGGCGACCCTTCAGCGGAGGCAAAATCAAGCGGGTCAACTGACAAACCATTTAACAATGCCGTTACCCAAATGCGCTGGCTGTTTGGTTCGTTAAATACAAAATAACCGTCCAAGTATCCAACGGTTACTGCGCCGGGGAAGTCTGGGTCGGTGATCTGCTGGAATACGTTTGTGTTGTTATTGTAGATGTACCCCGACGGGTTACAGGCTACAAAAATTTGCGTGCCATTGTCAGCCATGGACACTGCATTGTTGCCGTCAATGTCGCCTAGCTTAGTAATGCTTAGGTTTTCATCAACCTTATAAAACTCTTGGCCGGACGCGACAAAAAGCGAACCATTAAGCGGGTACAGCCCACGAATAGGCCCGCTGCCAACGGTAAGAAACAACCGCATACCAGGGCAACGCTGAAGATACGCCGGTTCTTTTCCTGCCTCGGGAATAACCTCGGGGTACAGGTTGACCATCCGAGCGTCGGCGGCGTTTACGCTGCGTGCAACGTAAGACGATCCGAGAATCGGCGTCTTCATTAAAAGTTTCCAGCGAAAATGTTGTAGCGGTTACGCCGCGCCATCAAGCTGTACGGCATAGCCATCACGTCATCAGGATTGTTGATGCGCTTCAAGTTGCGTTTGCTATACATTGCGACGCGACGTACTTCAGATGAAGGCTCTACGTTAAATTCGGGCGCAAGTTCTAGCGCCAAGTTATAGCGAAACGCGCGCAAGTACCCCGGCGGAAACGCCAAGTCGGTTTCAAGCGTTGTTGGATTAGCTAATGGTTGGACAGAAATAAAATGAAATTCCAGCAGTTTGTTGGGTACTGGATATACCGTCAGCGTTATGTTCGGAAAAGTCATGTTTACAAACATGACTTGCGGATACGTACTTTGTACGGTCTTAACCGCAATGTTGTTGTACTGCAACTGGTTAATGAATTTCATGCCGTACGACACGTTAGTCGCCGGGTCTCGGAAATACGTTGAGTCCTCTAACAAAATCGGACGCGGCCACTCAAATCCATCAAGAACAATGTTGTCATTGTTCTGCGTTATGATTGGGTTGCTTTGTTCCGTTGTTAAAAAATAAACAAAATCGCCCGTTGGGCCAAGGGTGCGAATTCTAAACCCAGGTTCCCACTCATACGTTTGGTCTTGCGTGCAAAACACGGCCAAGCGCTCAGTATTCCAGCTATCAATCATCTGGTTAAGCGCAACCAAATTGTCTTGGTAGACGGCTTCAGGTAGCACATTTCCTGAGTTCACAAGCCCCAGCAAACGATGCGCACCACTCAAAAGTTCACGGGTAGTTGCCATAGTTCACCTAGATAGGGGGCATGTTAAACGTCGTGTTCGTATTCGGCACGTTATCGGTTTTGTTAACTGGCAACGGCTGAATGTTTGTACGGATAAGGCTATCAAGGTCAGCACGCAGATTAGCAATAATTTCCGGCTTCACCTGCGAACCGTATTCCGGTGCTAACTCCATTGCTAACGACAATTCCAACAAACGCTGGTAGCCTGGTGGCAGGTACTGTGTTGAAACAAGCGTAGCGTACTTAGCGATCATACGTTCCGCTTTAATAAAAATCGTCTGCCCCGGCGTGTTTGGCGTCGGATAAAGCAACACTTGGCCATACGGCAAGTTAGGGCGATACAGCAGTTTGGTTGGTTTACCTCGGGCTGCTTTATCGGTAATGTTAGTCCAATACTGCTCGGTAATTAACGCCAAAGGCGTATCTACGCTATTTAACCGTGTAAACGCTCCAACGATTCGGACAGGCCGAGCCGTTACCCAATCCGCAGCCGTCGGCGCATCAGGATCGTTACCAATCGTGTACGTGTTTTGGTAGTTGACTAGCGCAAACTGCTCGGCTTGCGTGCAGAAGTAATACTGCGGGTTGGCCGAAAACGAGTCGATGATAGAGTTCAGGCTGTAGAGCGAATCTTGCGCTTCATCAGCCGTCGTCGTTTCGCCAGACGCCAATACGCCCAACAATCGCAACGACTTGTTGATAAGGCTTTGGGCTGTTACAGCCATTGTGGAGCCCTCTAGGCTTCAGCCGCTACTGCCTTGCGGCGACGCTTCAACTGGTTTGGTTCTGACGACGCAACAGG